ACTACAACGGATAAGATAAAATATGTCAATTTCAGATAAACAACTTCAAGCAGTAAACAGTCTTGACTTCAAGAACATAAAACAAGATTTGATAGCCTTTCTCAGTGGCCAAGATCAGTTCAAGGATTATGATTTTGAGGGATCAAGTATGTCGATACTACTGGACATACTAGCTTACAACACACATCATAATGCTTATTATGCCAACATGCTCGCGAACGAATCCTTTTTGGATAGTTCCATATTGAGAGGTTCCACTGTTTCATTGGCGAAATCTCTTGGCTATAGACCAAGAAGTAGAAGAGGAGCAGAAGTAATAGTGGACATCCAATTGATTGACACGAACAATTCCGTTGACAATTTGATTCAGAGAGTGAATTCGAAGCAGTTCCGTGTGATAAAAAATGAAATATTCAAAACCTCCTTCAACGGAAACGATTTTTTCTTCTACGCAGTGGATGGAGTGAACTTTGAGTATGAAGGGGAAGATTCCGACAACAATCCCCAGATTTTTGCCAGAAATGTTCTACTTCGTGAAGGCAAATTGAAAACCAAGACTTTCGTTGTCAATAAGCAATTCGGTAGTGATCAGAGATTCATAATACCGGATGAAAACTTGGATGATAGATCCGTAACTGTTTTCGTGAAAAAATCGCAAACAGAGAGTGAAGGGTCGAGGCAAATTTGGAGTCCTTCCAAAAATATTCTCGAAAACAATTCGGAGTCCAGAGTGTTTTTCTTGGATGAAACATTTGACGGTAGTTACGAAGTTTATTTTGGAGATGGCATAGTGGGCAAGCCTGTTGAACAGGGAAATGTCATACTTGTTTCTTATGCAAGTTGCTCTGGAATAAACGGAAACAATGCTGGTAGAGATGATTCTCCAACAAACGAATCCTTTGCATATATACCCTCCTCCCCACTGAACACGGGAATACCTTCTTCCGTCCAATTCATAACAAGAGTTCTAAGAGATGAGAACGACAATCCAGTCATATCCTATGGAGGACAAAACAAGGAAACTAGAGACTCCATAAAATTTTATGCTCCGAGATCATATGAAACACAAGATAGAGCTGTGACGATAAACGATTACGTCACCATCTTGCAACAAAACTATTCAAGTAACATAGGTTCAATTCATGCTTGGGGTGGTGAAGATGCAATTCCCCCGAGTTATGGAAAAATTTTCATAGCAATAAAACCGAGAAACGGACTCTTTCTATCTACACAAGAGAAAATAAGTATAGAAAAGTCCATCATAGCAGAAAAAAACATAGTTTCCATAACTCCACAAATAGTAGATCCAGACTATCTGTTCCTTATACCAACAGTGAATGTGAAGTATGATACCAGAGTTGCGAAGAAGTCTCTAAAAAATATAGAGGATTTGGTATATACATATGTAAGAGCCTATGGCCTTAGAAACTTATCTAGTTTTGAAAAGAATTTCTACTCGGGTTCCATGATAAAAAACATAATTGATATTGACGAAAGTATTAAAAGTTGCGAATTGAAGTTATCCCTAAACAAGATAATATATCCACAATTCAATAGAAAAATTTCCTATCTGATAAATTTTGAAAACTCATTATCTCCGACTACAACGGATTATTATATTCAATCTTCGGTGTTTAGAACATACGGAAGAGGACAGAATGTAAGTAATTTGCCAGCTGTGAACGCATATTTCAGAGATAATACCAAGGGAAAGATTTCACTCTACAACGAAGAGACTCAAGCAGTGATTGTGGAAAATTATGGTTCCGTTGACTATGAAAGTGGAGTAGTTTCGTTGAATTCAGCTCAATTCCTTTTGAATAGTGATCTCTCTTCGTATCAAGTATTTGTGGAAGCAGTTCCCAGAGAGTTGGATGTATTGTCTTCAAGAGAAACGATTTTGGAAATGGATAGGGAAAAAATTTCTGTAAACATAACTCCAGTATCAACCGTGATAATTTGATATGAAAGAAAAATTCAACCTAAAAAGTTATATAAGAAATCAGTTTCCCGAGTTTGTAAGGGAAGATCACTCAAAGTTCATTGACTTCATAGAGGCATTCTATGAGTGGTTGGACAACAATCCGAATGTTCTGAGAAACACTTCTCAGCTTGAAAACATAACCGATATAGATGAAACTTTGGATCTCTTTATAGAAGATTTCAAAAACACCTATATGAAGTCATTTCCTATAGATTTGGTTATAAACCCGACGACGGGTCAAAAATTGGACCCAAGAAAAGTAATAAAGAACATAAAGAATTTCTACAAAGCAAAAGGAATAGAGAATTCCTACAGATTCATATTCAGAGTATTATATAATTCTGAAATAGAAATATACAACCCAAAAGATTTTGTAATGAATCTTTCCGATGGAAAATGGATAGAAAACAATAAGATATACATTTCTCCAACAAGAACAGCAATTTCAAATATATCAGGTAGAAACATCTGCCAAAGAACAATACCACTAGACCCATCTTCGGAAATAACAGCTAGAGCAAGAGTAACCGAATCTTTTCTTCTTTTAAGAAACACCAACTATGTCTTGGAATTGACATTGGAAGAAGTATTCGGTAATTTTTCCGTGGATTATCCAATATTGGATTTGGATCGTGGAGTCAATTACGGAAACACATACTCCGTTCTCAACGACATAATAATAGAAAATCAAGGATATGGTTACTCTGTAGATCAAAAAGTTGTTTTTGAAGAGCTTTCAGATTCATTTTTGGGATATTTGCCAAAAGCTAGAGTTGAACAGGTATCAAGTGGTAGTGGTTTGGATGCTGGAAAGGTATTAAAAATTAAAATTGAAGATCCGGGATTGCTTGTAGATTCTACAAATTGTGGAATATCAGGTAATAACCCGATAGACATAAAGGGACAAACAGGATCTGATTTCAGTGCTTCACTTAATTTCGGAGCTTTGTTTGATAAAAACAAGTATTATCTAGACAATAGCGGAAAATTGAGTTCTTCAATGGTTCTTCAAGATAATTACAAATATCAAGAATATTCATATGTCATAAAAAGTTCCCTATCTCTGAGGAAATATGTGGACGTAGTGAAAGGAATTCTGCATCCAGCAGGAGTTCAACTCTTGGGAGAAATACTAATAAAAAGATGTTTGAGGGGAGACTTGTATTCCATACTCAACATGCCCAAGAGAAACATAAAGTTGATAGGAAACTATCTTCCGTATACATTTTCCACATATGACAATATTGGGTCGTGGATGAATGGAAATTGTTATGATCCAGATACACATGACCCACTCGTATCAAATAGTTTATCTGGAAATCCTATCTCAGATGGACAAGATTTTGTTCCGGTAAACGAAGCTGATTGCACAACAGCAGATATTCCAGATGATTACCCATACAACTTTTGGGACACCTTGCCACATCCAAACATTTATATGACAAGAGGTGTTGTCGGAACGATTTATACAAATCAACTTGATGATTTCTATGGACCTACGAATACGGGAAGTGGACAATCCGAAGATGGATGGCAAGAATGGAATTATTCCGATACTAATGGAGGAACTGTTGAACAACAGGAAAATTGGCTTCAAGATATACTAAATAGTGATAATGGAACGAATATAGCTGGGTTGAATGTGAATTTAGGCACGGAATTTAGAAAAATACCCATTTATGCGTTCCTAGAAGTTTCAGAGTGTACATATGATTGTAGATATACGAATGGTTGCGTGGAACCGGAATTGAACAACAATGATTCTCCCCCACCACCCATATCTTCTCCAGATTCTGAAGGTGGTCCCGTAGTCGGGCCAGGACAAAATACATCGGAAAATGATAGCGTTTTAGTATAAGAAAGAAAATGAAAAATGGCTAACTGTACAACACCATCTAAAAATTTACAAAAAGAAATAATCAATAACTTTTTTGAATTTTTCTCCAACTCAAACGAAAACCATTGGTTCATTGGAATAGGAAGATCCGTAGCTTGGGATTTTGATATACAAGAAAATGCAAACCAAAAAGAAATATATCAAGGAGTATATACTTCCTCGGATGATGGTGTTCCCATAGTAAGAGATTCGGACTATGATCGTTTTGAGTTCTTTAAGAATTCCATAGCCTTGAAAAGAATCATTCCAAAGGAAATCACTTTCCTCATACCAAAAAACGTATGGCAAAAAAATGTTGTTTATCAGCCATATAGACATGATGAGGAGATGTTTTCCTTCAACAATAATTTTTACATATTCAACGAATCAAACAATTGTGTTTACAAATGCATAGAAAATACAAACTTTGGTCCTTCTGCTGGTTCCGATATACTCGAAGGTGGTTCCCAGTTTGCTCCTACAAATAAAACACCAGAAATCATAGACACTTTGGATGGATACAAATGGAAATTCATGTATGAAATTTCTGTTGACGATTTGCTTGATTTCTCTGTTTCGGGAAGAGACGATTTTGATAGTTTCATACCTGTGAAATACATAGATTACAATCCAGATCCAACAAACACCATTGAAGTCAATCAAAAGGAAATACAAGATTCAGCTGTAAATGGATCTTTGAGTTCCATATATCTGAATTCTCTATACAACAATGTATTCACATATGACGTAAATTTGGTAGTATTTGAAAGAACATTGGATGAAGGTGTCACTGTCGGAGCTACACAAATTGACATTCCTTCTTTTGGAAAGAACAACCAAGCAAACAATGCATTCAAAGACATGATGATCTTTGTTTCATCTGGACCTGGATCTGGTCAAGCAAGACCGATAAAAAGTAGCTCATTTGTGAATAGAAATAATAAGAATTATTTTGAAGTTACTATAGATCCTTTAGATTATGATCTAACAACTGAAAGCAAGATAGACATATTGCCTGGAATAGAAATTTATGGAGACGGAAGTGCAAATGATCCAGAGCAGGCAAAATACACGGACTTGAAAACAGCTTTAGCTTTGACAAAATTTGACGATTCCGATACACCCATCCTGAAATCTTTTGATCTTTTGGACATTGGTAGAGATTATAGTTTCGCAAGTGCTAGAATAAAAAAGGGACTAATTTCAATCACCGAAGAAATTGATGGAATACCAACAGATTTGCTAAAAATAAGTCTTAGTCCGTTCGGTGGACACGGAAGCAATCCCGTATCAGAATTGGGAGCTTCACAAATATTACTCAAAAGCACTTTAGTAGGAACCGAAAACGGATTGTTGAGTGCTGTGAATGATTTCAGACAAGTCGGAATAATTAAAAATCCAAAAACTTCAAAAATCAAAGCAAGAATAAGAACAACCAACAATGCCAACGCTGCCTTGTTGGCAACAGGAGATTCCATAGTTTTAGAGGGTAGATCTGAAGCTACTTCCTCAGCAACAATTGAAAGTATATATAGATTTCAAACTATAAACGGTGAAGAAAACGGTTACGAATTTATGGTTTCTGGAATTACAGATACTTCACTGGATTATGAAAAAATATTATCAGAAAGATATGGAACTCCAATTCCCATTGATGATCATGATGGAGTCTCTTTCTTGACGGTTGCTGGGTCTGAAAGTATCTCCCTCACTTCAATTGTTTCAAATCAGTCAAATATCAATTCTCAAAACCTCATTTCACCGAGAGATATCGTAATTGGATTTGGGAGTAAAAGTTCTGGAATAGCTCCTTCACTAAGCACCGCTAGAATACGAGAATTTCCCACAGAATCTCTTGATAAAGTGTTCGTGGAAAATCGGAACGGTAGATTCACACCCGATGAAAAAATCAAAATAATAGATAGAGATGGAAATTTTATTAATTCTACCTTCACGGTAAAAGAAGTCACCAATCAAAGAACTGAAATCTACAAAAGTGTTTATAACATGACAACCAAACTTGACATCTCGGCAGAACAAAGCAACCCCTTTACTCCAAGTACTTTTGTTCCAGATACCATAGCATATAGCTTTGATAAAACATACAATTCAAGTGAATTGAAAGAATCTCCATTTTTACGAAACGCTTTTGTTTTCAATTGGAGAACAAGAAACAATTTCAGAGATGGAACACTTGAATTGGTTGGAGTAAAACCCGGTTCCTTTGAAGTGGGACAACGCATACTCTATTATAGAAATAATAATAGAGACAATCCATTCTTTGCTACAATAAATAGTATTATTGAACCAGAAATAGAATATGGAACAGGTGAAGTTTTGCATGTTCAAAATTTTGCAGGGATAGATAGAATTTCAAACAACGAAGAGGAAATAAACCTAATAATTGGTTTGTAGGAGTAAGAAATGCCTTCATATGATCCGTCATTTTTCAACATAGATCCTTATTACAACGACTTTGACGAAAATAAAAACTTCCTCAAAATGCTTTTCAAGCCTGGGTTAGCTCTTCAAGCTAGAGAATTGTCCCAGATGCAATCTATCATTCAAAATCAACTTGAAAAAATGGGAAACTTTGTTTTTGATGACGGAAGTATAGTTTTAGGTGGACAAATAACCGAAATACCTTGCGATATCGCTCACATTTCGGGGTTGTCTGGCGGAGACGACATTTTGGTGAAGGGATTGGAAGACAAGATAGTCACCATTGAAAATGAAGGAACAACAACATATGCAAAAATAGTTTACGGGTTGACCAGCCCTTCGGATGGAAGCGACATAATCTATTTTCAGTATCTATCGGGAGAGGGAGTGACCAATTCTGGAAACATTCAAGGATTTGACGAAGGTATAACATTTACAGCATCCATTTCTGGTGATGTCATGAGTGGAATGAGTGTTTACGTCGATGAAGGAATTCGTTATTCAAACGGTTATTTTGTACCCCACTTGTCACAAAGAATAGGAGTTTATGAGTATGATGAAACAAACAACACCATAAATTTTGAAACTCCAAATTCAAGTGTCGGTTTTGACATTCTGAAAAGTATAGTCACGTCTGAACAGGATGAAACCCTGAAAGATCCAGCTTCTGGATTTTATAACTTCAACGCTCCTGGTTCAGACAGATTCAAGATTGAATTGAATATAAATCAACGATCTTTGACAGGTTCTCTCGACACAGCATCGGTTGATGTGTTTTCTAGAACAGATTTCATCGAATTCTTGAGAGTGGTTGATGGAAAGACCGTCAAAAAAGAAAATTACCCAGATTTGGGAGAAATAGAAGAGACTTTTGCTAGAAGAACTTACGACGAATCTGGCAATTACATAGTGGATCAATTTGAACACACTATGATACCCGGACCCAGTGCAGATCAACTCTCATCCAAATTGGACAGTGGAAAAGCTTATGTATTTGGATATGAATTTGAAACAATAGGGTCCACTAAACTGAATCATAAAAAAGCTAGAGAAACTTTTTCTGCTACAGATGTTGAATATTCCTACGAGATGGGTCCATATTTTCTAGCATATTTTTCCGGAATAACAGCAGAGAATCAAAGTTTTGGTGTCGGTCAAAGAATATTATTTGACTCGTACAGTGGTTTTGAAACAGAACCGGATTATACACCAAACAATGGAGTTCAATTTGGATTTACCACCGAAGTAACTACAAAGGATTTTATTCCCGGATTGACTCTATACTTTTCAGACAATACAGCGGATCTCACTGGAGGATCATCTCCGGGAGCATCAGCGGCAATACAAGCAAAAATACTTGAAGTGATTCCTTTTGATGAAGACATTTACGATGAAGAGGGGTTCACCAAAATAAAATATGTCAGAATAGCTCCTCCATATTTGACAGCGGACAATTGGACATTGGGAGCTACCACTTCCTTTGCTGAGACCGATCCATTCTTTGTTGCTGCTGGTGCTTCATTTGAGAGTGGAGCAGACATTACTTTCACTGGGTCGGATGTTTCATTCTTCTCAACTTCTGAAGATGTGTCCTTTACTGGAGGGAGTCTGAATACAGAAATTGGATCTGCTAGAGTCAGAAACATTCAAAGATTCTCTGGAAACACATACAAGATATTTTTAGACGATCTGTCTCTCAATGATGGAAGAAACTTTTCTTCAACAAAAAGAATCTTCGTCGAGGGATCGACTGGGGATCCTGCTTTATATACTTCAAGAATTCCAGCTGGGCTGTTCAGTCCCGAAAATACATCTTTGGTTTTTGAAGTTCCATATGTTGATGTTGTGGAATCCATAGACGATTTTGTTTTCATGAATGATATTGTTCTGGAAAAAAATATTAGTACTGATGAAACTGCAATAGACTTGGATGATGAAGTAATAAGTGGACTTTTACAGATAGGACCAAACATAGCCGGTTCCAATCTGTTCTACAATATCAATTCATCCAGAATCGTTCATATATTTTCAGATAATAAGAAAATAGATGCTGAAATATCCATACGAAGTTCAGAACCAGATGACACGAATCCAAAAAAATTAATAATTAGAAATCCAACAATAGAGGGTCAATCTTTCATTGGAAATGCTACCATAGTGATCGCATGTCTTTTTGGAAATGCTTCAGTTCACAGAACCAAATCTTCTAAGAAAGGAAATTTTAATTTATCTTTCACTGGACCAGATAAAGATGGTTATTATTACTCATATTTTCTAGATAATTCAAACAACCTGACGGATGTTGCATCAATTGATTCAATAACTCCTGCTTTGACCGGCTACATACTTGATACTGGACAGAGAAATACATATTACGATTGGTCTAGAATAAAAACAAGAACAAATCCTTCGGGTAATTTC